ACGATCGTGGCGCTGCCGTCCGCGTCTGGGTATCCGGCGAGTTGTCGGCTGTAGTCATGGAAAGGATCCATGGCCAATGTCAGCCAATCTCGGGCGTCCGGGGACAGATTCTTTGCGAGAATCCGCTCTCCCACGACTTCACGTCGTTCCTTGCGTGTGATCCCTTTACGTTGCATTGTATCGAAAGTTAGGCTAAACCAGAGCGACTTTCGGGTCTGTATTGGATCCGCTGACCAAGCGGACTGTACATCCAGCGTGCGTTGGGAGCCGTGCAGTCTCTCGGCATTTTGTTTAGCACGGAAGTATTAAGGTTGCCCACCGTTTTGGTCCCGCCAAACTAGGCTCACGCTGGACCCAATTCCCATGTGCGTCATGGGCAACGGGACGGCAGCCGTCCAATTAGAGTGTGGGAGCAGTGGTCACGTAATCGTGCCACATCTCCCTAAACGCATGGCTCGAGGGATGTTCGTCCGCCATGCTTTCTATTGCGTAATGCGCAATTGCGCCACCATCCCAGTTCATTATGTAATTCTCGAAGGCGACTTGCGCCTCGGGAGACACACCGTACAGGCGGTAGAAGCAATCTCGGGCACTGGTAGATGGCCCAACCTTGGCCATTCTCATGGTTTCGTTCATGGACTCTTCGATCTCTCCCTGTAGCTTCCACTTGTACCATCCCGCAGTGTATCTAGGCTCGCTTCCATTAGTCAATTCAATCAGCCTCGCTGCCACAGACGACAGCATTGGGCATTGTGGGTGCTCATGCAGCAAAGACAATGCCTTGGCGCGTAACAACTCCTTGCGGACACGGGCGCTCTGTGACGCTTGAGGGCTGGTGCTCCACCCCAAGTTGCACAGTGCCACGAAAGGGTCAGTCAGGCTAATCAAATCCTCGGACATCATTAGGCCGCAAAAAGACGACTCCAGCAATGTTTCTCGCTTCTGAATCTTGATGGTAAATCCCAATTTCGCGAAAAGGTCTTCACGCAACGGCCGGTTCGATGCAAACAGACCGTCGTCTCCTTCCACCACCCCCACTATAGTGGCATTGGACTTGAAAGCAACGAATTTGGCCAACATCAAATTTGTGAATCCGTTGCCCAGGGACGTTACCATTTCTCCCGACATTCTTCGGCCCTTGACGCATATCGTGAAAGCCTTGTACCTAATCCTGTTCAACCCGCACATGGCTGACTCAATAACATTGAACAGTTCCGGGAAATGGTGAAGCAGGTGGTCGTACAGAACCATCTCACATGCACGCAGAAGCTCGGGTACAAAATGCCTTTCAAAGGCTGTGTAGTCCGTCTCGTAGTATGGGCCCGGACAATGACCCATCAATTGAGTGATGTACTCAGGACGCTGGCGCACTGGAACATTCTTAATGAATTCGCCGTAATGTGAGTAAACGATGTGTTCCATGTGCTTGCAGCAAGGCCCCACGGCTACCTTGAAGTTGTCTGATCGGCTGTTAATCCCACGTGGATTGGCAAACTTCAAATACGTTTCGGTCTTCATGAACCCATTCAGTTCAAAGTCTTCCAGACATAGACTGCGCATAGAGTTGTCCCAGCCCTCCATCAATTGATCCTGTCTCCACCGTGGGTAATGAGTGTCCAGAAGCCAGTGCTCTGGAGTCATGTCAGCATCCGGCGGAACAACGGGCAGTCGCAAGACCTCATTGCGGACAAAGGTTTCAAACTCAAAGAGAAGCACTCGATCAATCGGCGGGGGAGTAGAGCAGAAACGGTTAAGGACGCCGTGGAGGACTGTGGGGTAGTGGTTTCTGTCAGGTATCGGGGGACAGTGGCCAAAGACAACTGGGCCCAGTGACACCATCATCCTGGCCCTAGGCTGTTCTTCATTGAAGTTTGCGTGGGTCATAACACGTACACCCGCTGTGGGCAGTCGCTCTGTCCAAGGAGCGACTCGATCTCCAAAGCGGTAGCCAAAACAACTAAGAGTGTCAGATCCCGGATTCTTCAAGCCGGGAGAGCGGGGACCAGATCGACAGGCCATGCTGTTCACGGCCGTCAACGCCAGCGAGCCAGCACAAGTGGCCAATGCACGTCCTACCATGGATCCGGGGTTGAGCAAGAGCCGATTTCTGCATCTGACCAAATGGACAGCAAGGTTGAACGTTTGATGCAGACAAATGCGTGTGGCAGTACTGAGGCCATCCAAAAGGGCGTGCATTGCAAGAGCGGGAGCGAGCGCTTTGACCGTGCCCAAATCTCCCCCAACATGTAAGCCCAGGCAGAACTCTACCAACCCGAATGTTAACGATGGCCTTGAGATTCCGCATTTGGACATGAGGTTCTTGAACCATTCTTCAATGTACGGAGCGAGAAAAACATCAATTAAGAACTGCGAGTCTATTCCGCACAATGATGCTCCGCCCAAGATGGATGCGGGACTGACTTGCCAGGGGAGGATGCTGCTCAGCATAGGGGCAAGGTAAAATCCAGCAGTAATGAGCCAGTTGTCGTCCGACATGGGCGATTCATCTTGAAACCTTCGCTGGGACACTACAGCACGTGAGATCGTAGCTGAGCCGTGATAGCACTCATCAGTGTAAGTTTTGGGGACATTCAGCATCGATATCCTGGACGCTATGGTTAGGCTCAATTTTGATGCATCTTCCGGGCTGCAATTGTTCAAGCGCACAACCGTCTGAGAAACAATTTCTGGGACAGCCCTAATAGTGTGAACAGGCCCGAACCATGGATCTATCTTGACATACTCCGCTATCTTCAGTGCATCCTCTTCCATCTTACTGCCACGTTGGTAGGGTGCCCTAACATCCGTGATGGAGGCAGAATCCGACATAGCAACCAGCTCCCAGCGGCACCTTTCGGAGTAAGATACGTTCAAGGAATTCTTTAGAACGAGTGCCACGCTGGCTAAATCATCCATGACAGTTCGCCGTCTGGAAGGCACGCCCGATTGCATCAATCCACATCCTCTCTGTGTTTTGACAACGGCGGTGGCTGCCCACTTGTATAGTCGGGCCGCA